ATGAACGATCCTATGTTTGTCGAAACGCTAATTATTTCCTCATCATTTTTTATCATCGCGATTATTTTGATTGCTTCCGTGCTGCTGCTGGAAAACGGCTGACCGTTAGCCAGCCGCTGTATTTATTGTTTACGGAACGTCACCAGTTCAGGACGGGCGATACGCAGATAGTCCTGGGTATCCATTATCACCGATTTTTCCAGCAGGCCGGCGTTAAAGGCGATTTCATCGAAGCGCTCAAACAGCAGCGGATCGGCGACCAGCGTCAGATCCGGATGAAAGCTGAAGGGGGGAATGGCGCCGAAAACGCAGCCGGTAAGCGCATCCACTTCTGCCGGACTGGCGAGAGAGGCCTTTAGCCCACCGAAATGGCTGGCCAGCAGGCTCAGATCGGCCTGCCGATCGGCGGCAAGGATTGCCAGAATATGTTTCTTAACGCCGTTGCCTTTTACCTTGCAGACCAGTGCTTTTGCACCCTGCCGGAGATCGGTCCCGCGAATTTCACTGACCGCTTCGCATTTCCCAACGGCCTCATGCGCCACCACGCGAAAGCGCGCCTCCTGCTCGGTTAATAAGCTGATTAGCCGCTGATGGGTCGTCGTCCCGGTCACGTCATCAGACATAACGATTTCACCTGTGATTTGCCAATACGTAGCTTGCTACATTAGCACGGGACGGAGAGGGCTGAAAGAAAACAGCCAGCGGGAGCGCTGGCTGTTGGGTCATGCGTTGCTGGTGGATGACTGTTTCTGGAGCAATTCGCTAAAATCTAAGTGACTGAATTTAATTTATAAAACTCCTTCCCCAAAACATCCCCAAAATAATTCCCCAAAACCTCCTGTTTAAATCACAACTTTTTTCCATTCTAGACCACGATCATCTCCATACATTACGCTCATTGCTTCGGTTTTATGCCCTAAAAGAGTTTTGACATCTATACCCTGAGCTTTGTATGTTCTTGATGAAAGCGAGCGCTGTTCATGAAACGGCGGGAGGGCAGTGCAATCCTTAGGCCAGGTAATATTTGCTTTATCTCTTGCCTCCTTAAAATATCTTGATATTGTTTTTTCGGGAACGTGAGATCCGGCTTTACCGTAAGCGTGATGCTTAACATGGTGGATCAGATAAAGGCTCACTACTCTATCGCGACACTTACTAATAACATCAGCCAGAGACAACCCGATTGCATCGCACTTTAAATTTAAGGGGATAGCTAACTTCATTCCGGTTTTATTTTGGGTAACATGAAGGTGATTATCCCAAATGTCACTAAACTTCATCTCGACTATGTCACCTATCCTTTGCCCGGTGACTAAAGCCAAAAGCATAGAATTTTGAGCGCAAGGCGGCAAAGAGCCTGCGCTTTCAAAAATCAATTTCCATTGTTCAATGCTAAGCCTGCTTCGTTTCACTTTGGCTATTGGATTTTTTACAGCTAAGGCTGGGTTGTAGCCAGGATCAACCTCGCCAGCATGCTGCGCCTCTTTAAACACGTCGTTTAGCACGCTTCTTATCAGTTGGCCCATTCTGTGCTTTCCCTCTGCCTTATATTCATCAATAATTTTTGCAATGAGTCTGGTATCAACGTCCTTCAGACGAAGGTTAGGAACTCTGTCTGCGAGAATTTGAGAACATAATCGTCTGGATTTTACAGTAGGTTTTTTTATCTCACCGTCACGCAACCTTTCCATCTGAATTTCGTTGTATTTTTTTATCCAATCTGAAACTCGTATACCTTGATCCTTTTTACCTGAGCTCTTCATTGCCATATCAATCAGAGCATAAGATTGCTGGGTTTCTTGTTCTGCGGTTATACGGTTCATCTCGATTGCAGCAGCTTTTGCCGCTTCATCATCTGTTCCGAATCCAATAAATGAACCTGTTACAGGGTGGCGATATTGCCAATAAATTTTTGAAGTACGCTTATCTAACTTACAGTAAAGGTTGGGTATTTTGACATTATGTTTTCTGGGGCGAGCTGCCATTTATTGCTTTCTCCACTAACTGGCGGGCCTTGTCTGATAATGATGACGAAATATCAACACTGCCAACCATGCCAACAAAACGAGCATCTTCATCTATAACCCAGCGTCGACCTTGCTTTAAGGCTGGCGGATAAGTCTGTTTGGTCTTTGCTATTTTGTTTAATGCTGAGTTGCTTAATGGATATTTGAATCCATTAGGACCAGATGCCCACTCATGAAGTGTTACTAACTGCCCCATGCGTTTCTCTCCACTTAACCGGCTGCACCCGGTGTTTATTTCTGTAATTTATCCTTCATGCTCTTAACTGTTACCGTAAGCAGATCGATATCAGTAACTTTTCCGTGAACGATTTCAGCTATCCGCTCAACAATAGCGCGGTAGTTTGTTTGTTCGGCTTTACCATAAAGCAGCGATGCCAGAGCAATCTTCATCGCCTCAAGCGCCATCGCCGCATCTTCGTTTACTGCGCCGGGCACAGCATCGCGCTCTTCTTCAAGCTCTGCTATGGTCTTCAGGAGCCATTCTTTGGTAAGTGTGCTCATGGTTTAGCCCTCGAAATATAATGGCGTGGTGCGAAAGCGCGGGTTCGGTCCTTGCTGATGCGCCATCCATGGGAACGAGCCTCCTTCGCGCATTCTGACCACGTGTTACCGACGTACTCGCCAAACTCTGGACCGTGCCACAATTCTTCTGTACAGGTCTTGCAGTCGCAGTAAAGATGCATGGTGTAGTTGGCTGCTATGGGCATATCACTCTCCTTTACCGGCTGCGTCAGCGATATCGAGAAAGCTAATGCGCTGAGCAACGTCATCAATAGCATCTGAATAACCGAATAGGTTGCTCCATTCGGGGCGATCGCCCATTGCAGCTTCGTACATATCAGCGAGGGCTTGTTCTGCGCTGTCTCTCTCTTCGATTAACTGTGTTTCGTCGCGCTCCAGCTCAGCAATACGCTTCTCTGCGGCTTCCAGCGCATCCAGCAGCGTCACCGCGTCAAGAGCCATCTGCTGTATGATTTCAACGTCAGCGTGCCCGAGGGTGTAACCAGCTTTCAAATCGGCAACTGCTTGCACGGCCTGTTTGTCTATGTTGCTCATTGGGCGGCCTCGCTGGTTAACTTTTCGAGAATGGCATCAAGAGCCTTACGTTTTCCGATATACCCGCCACCAACCCACTCTCCACGAAGCAAGGCGTAATATTTCCCGTCGTCTTCGTGATATGGGCCACGGATAGACCAGTCGGTTGTGATGGCGTCGACCGCCTTTTTAGCTTCTGCGAAATCCATCATGCTCATGACTGCACTCCTTTGCGAAGTTGGGCGGCTATGGCTTTGTGCTCATCAATAATTTGCGATGCTTCCGCATGGGCCATACCTTCGAGAGAGATAACGCCTGTGTCACTTATCCCAGCTAGGCTAATCAGTTCAACAAGGCGACGCGCTTTCTTAACGCTAATTTCTGGCGCTATAACGCTGCGGGTGACTTTCTTCTTACCTTTGGCAGCAGCAGAAGCTTTATCCTTCTGAAGAACCTCACCGGCCTTTTCGCCAAACTCTTTTACTCGGTCAACGGCCACATCTACAGATACGGTCCCGGACTTAACTTCTTTCTGAACGTCGTGATTGGCTGTGCTAAGAAGCAGAAGCTTTTCGACAGTATGGACAGACTTGTTGACCAGTTTTGCTATCTCGCTGGTGGTCTGGTTGAAGGCGTTATGAAGCTCCTGAATAACAGCTGCCTGTTCCATATCGGATAGCGGGAGCTGGTTGTTACTGGTCATGATGCGGGCCAGGCGCTGAACATCGCTACCGTTGAACGGCATGATATGGATGCGGTCTACTGGCTTACCAGCTTCTGCACAGCGCGCATAGCAGCGACGCCGACGGTGGCCTTCAACAACCCACACTCCACCTTCATCACGGGCGATAACCTCCAGCGGGGGAACGGAGCCACCATTCATCAGAAAGTTGAAAAGGTCATCATCTGCCTGGCGGGTACGCTCATCATCTTCGCGTTTGTTGAAACCTTCCCGCACATGGATTTGGTCGAGGCTGATGAACATCCCGGCATCGGTGCGCTTGATGGTCCCGTCACGGGTCATTTGCTTGAATGAGTTAGCCATCAGAGAGCCACCTCGTTATTTTGGGAAATGACGATGGGTGACAGCTCACGCAGTTCTCGCTGGGCTTCCAGTAAATGCATATTGGTTCTGCTCTTCGTGTGGCGTTCAACAATGCGGTCACACTCTTTGGCCCAGCTTGCGACATCTTCACGCAAGGTGGAGTTCTGGGCAGCCAGTTCCTTACGCTGAGCCATCGCTTCACAAAGCGCGACGCTGGTATAGTCCAGGCGGTTAGCCAGTTCGGTCATAATGCCGCGATAAGCTGGCGGAAGGAGAGGGGCGGCCTTACGTGCTACGTCGATCAGCTGCTCCCGGGTCATGCGTGGTTGTAACTCGGTGACGTTCTGTGTGTTTGTCATGGATAGTTTCTCCGTGTTATACGCGCTCTGCACAGCGCTGAATTTTGGTTGCACGAATCCCGGCACTTGAATGCTGCCAAATTCGTATTTATTCATTAGGTATTAAAAGTATTCGCGATTATCAGAACGAACGCGTTCGAGAATAATTTTTGCTTCATCCAAGGTGGGTGCAAGCAAGGCTTTCTCTATCGCTCTGGCAAAACTAATCGCATCGCATTCGTAGCTGTCTGCCCGTGATTCCCAATCAGATGCCTCTTCTTCAGCAGAAGAAATACGGTCATCGTATTCATTTTCCAGCTCGTGGCGAACCTCAGCGCGAAGACTTTCACGAATAATGTCTGACGCTTCTTCAAGTGGAAGAATGACCAGTAAATTTTCGGGCTGATAAGTACCATATTTAACAGCCAAATCATTTGCAGACATGCTACCTCCAGAAAAAGCGCCCGCCGCTGAGCGGGCAAATAACATTTTTCCAATCCAACCAGAACAGGCTCATCGTCTCCTGTTGGTTGAGATGGCGTTATTACCATCACCAAGCACCCTGAGGATGCTTGAGGCTGGCAGCCACAATCGACACTGCAATGTCGACACGTTACTTCTCCACAATTGAGAGCGCGTTCTCCTGAGTTGATTTAACGACTACGGCCTCTCAAGTTGAACGCTGAACGCGCTTTCAGTTGTGTAAAATGGGCGGTCGACATTAAGGACATCCAAAACTGCCGACCGCCAAAACTACACACAGCATCTGGTACAGCTACTACGGTTTACCACGATCCTAACGTGAGGCGTTTGTGGTGGCTGGTGCTGAACTCCAGCTCAGTGGCGCGGTGTTTCAATATCGTAACCGCCCGTTCCATCCGCGTTCGATCAATCCATATGCTCGCTTAGAACGTTTCGCCTGCTTATCTTTTCTCAACCGTTTGACGGTCAGCCCCGTCATTCACCACAACTGAAAAAGAGCGGCCCACCTTCACCATGCTTTGCCTGCCACCATTGGGATTGGTTACTACGGCAGTCGAAGGGTACAGTTTTTCACGCCCGCGCTCTTTTAGTTGCATCCTCGTCTCTTCCGAGGTGTCACACCTGATCGCCACGCTGGTGAAACGTCTCTGGCTATCGTACTTGCCTGGCTTGCACATTCCGGCTACCCGCTGGATCTGGATACTGAAAGGAATCCCCGGACCGCTACGGTACAGGTGACATATACCGACACAACTAATATGTACTAATGGTTCATTTTTGTAAAGTACCAAAAGTACAGATTGTGAATGTATGAAAGTAATGTATTGATTTTAATCGTTATTTTTATTATCACTACTTACTTAAAATTCTAAATAGCTCTGGTATGAATAGTTATAAGACGTACTGGAGGGAGCTAAGTTCTGGCTTTGGATGCCTGAATAGCTTAATGCTATTAGAGACAGGGTAGACAAAGAAGGAACGGAAAAGTTGTAGAGAACGAAAAAGCCCGGTGAGAGCACCGGGTTAGTTAGCGTTGGCTTCTTGTTTAGCTTTGATAGTCGCGATATCTGTTTTTATTGACGTCACATCAGAATCAAGCTTCACAAGCTTGGCATCAAGCTTATCAATGCCAGAGCTAATATCAGTTCGTAAACCGGCTACATCTGAACGCGTGTCGCCTCTTAATAATGCAACACTATCGGATGATTTATCACGACTAGCGATGACTTCGCTTCTAACGTCTTTAATGTCACCCTGTAAGTTCAGATAAATGCCTCCGGCGCATAAAATCACCGCAACAACTGTGGATGCACAAAGCCCAATAGCCCAACCCAGAGTGAGCGGCTGGTTTGTATTAAATGACATCTCAACCTCCTCTAGGGTATCTGAATCAACCAACCTAGCAACATACATGATGTCGCCTTGCCTATTTTCAAGTTTATCACTATCAGGATAGCTCCGTGTATCGAAATCATCACATGCAGGGTAATAATGAAGCGCAGATGTGGTCATAGCTTACCTGCATCAACAAAATGTTTAACAATTTGAGATGCTTCAAGCAGGATCATATGGGCGCATTCTTTACAGTAGATAGGATAAACCCAAATGCCGATCCCTTTTTGTGCAGGGATCGGCATGGTCAGTATAAGTGGGTGCTCGATAGAGTCAGGGCTTGCTGGTATGTACCAATGTGTACTTCCACATAGAGGACATAAGCAATCACTACCTTTCTTTTGTTCTAAGTTATGGAAGTATTCCTGCAACTGTAACATTGTTAATTTTTTGGCTAGTTCAGGGTCTCCAAGGCGTTCAGTTAGTTTAAGTTCTTCACTCATATCGCGACCTTTATTTTTAAGAAACAATCAATTGGTTATTATAGTCTGTTGTATTTTATTGATTCGTGAATCAGTGCTTTACCCATGACATAAAGTTGATCCTGACTCTCCTCTTCGATGTACCACTTTTCGTAGATAGGATTGTCAGAGAGCACTGCTAATCGATTACCCTGCATCTGAAGGCGTTTCACATGAAAAGTCTTTCCATATACAAATGAGTAAACACCATCTGTGTGGAAGCTGCGAACGGAAACGTCAACAAATAAGCGATCGCCTGAAACGAGTGTTGGAGACATGCTATCACCGTTAACAGTCAAGACCTTAACGTCCTCACAGGACCTATTACCGAAAAGTAATCGAGCGTGTTCAGTTGTGAACTCAATGGCATAAAGTACCTCAACGTAATCCGATATAAGATAACTTCCTGGGCCAGCACTTACTGTGAGATCCAAGACATCTACTCGAAATACATCATTGGAAATGCTGGCTTGCTTTTTTGTCACGCCATCTTCAGAAGCATCTCCCAACAAATATGCTGTGGACGTGCCAATTAGAGCCGCCAAATCTTGCAGCTTTCCACGTCGTGGTATTGCTTCCCCATTAAACCATTTACTTACCGCTTTTGGTGTGACCTTCATTTTCTTGGCAATCTCTGCCTGTCGACCATGAACATGAAAACCAGCTTTTTCACAGGCCAGCGCTAGCCTTTTGGAGAAGTCTTTTCGCGCTTTTTCCTCATGAACCATGAGTTCAATAATAGATTTACTTGTGTGAACTATCAGTTCCGTCATAAAATGTACTTTAAGTTCATGATGAGAGGTTTATATGCAAGAAAAAAAAATCCCAACTCTTACAGAAGCCATTAAGGAGATTGGCGTCATTACGATCTCTTCTGCTTGCGGGTGTAGTGCTCGTTCCATCTATAAGTGGATGAAAAAAGGATGCCTGCCTCGGACAGATTTTACTGGCGAGACTAACTACGCGGAAAAGATCGCTTTAGCCTCTGAAGGAAAATTCTCAAAGGAATTAATCAAAGCGATTAGCCGTCCGCAAAAGCCTACAGACTCAGCCACTTGATAGTAACTACAAAAGGAAAATCAACATGGTAGAACCAAGCCTGAAAGAAGTTGTTAAAGCGATGTGCAAAGCGTACCCCGGTGGCCGTGAGGCTATGGCCGGTGCTCTTGGCATGTCAGTAACGCAGTTCAACAACAACCTGTATGAGAAGAATGGTTGCCGGTTCTTCGAAGTGAACGAGCTGGAGGCCATGGAAGACATCTCGAATACGTCCCTCCTGGCGGATTACTTTGCCCGTCGCCGTGGCGCGCTGCTGGTGGACGTTCCTCAACTTGAAGACCTTGATCGTGTCGACCTGTTTGATCGTGCCATGAGAACGTCAGCAGCGCGTGGACGTGTTGATACCGTGATCCAGAGAGCTCTCGAAGATGGAGTAATCGAACGTCATGAAGCTGAAGAAATCAACGAATATCACCGCCGTCATCTGGCCGCGCGTGAAGAAGAAATCCGCGCGATTGTCGCGCTGTTTAGCCGTAAGAAAAGCCAAAAGAAGTGACGCCCGCGAGTGTGCAGCTCCGGGCGTCGTGGCGTGTCGTATTTAGTGGAGAAACTAACGCATGAACAGTTTAAACCGATTGAGACCAGTGAAGCAATTCAGATGCCTTCCACTGGTGGGAAAAGATTCCCCGTTCGGCTATGTGGAGAGATTAAACAACCAGGCGGAGGAGAACAACTACCAGCCTGAGAACGCGATGGTAGAGGCATTTGCACTGATGAACGAGAAGGGGCGTGAGGAATGGCTGAAGTTGACCGGCGATTCAGAGACCACAGAGGCATCACCGTCCACGTCATCAGGTGGGAGCCCGAGACTCGACGCGTTATATACCTTCGCGAAGGGTACGATCATGAGTGCTTCAGCCCTCTTGAGCAATTCCAGCGTAAATTTACAGAGTTAAAGGACGACCATGAGCACTAAATTAACCGGTTACGTTTGGGACGCTTGCGCTTCTTCAGGCATGAAGCTGTCCAGCGTTGCCATCATGGCGCGTCTGGCAGACTTCAGCAGTGATGAAGGGGTTAGTTGGCCTTCCATTGCTACCATTGCGCGCCAGATTGGTGCTGGTGAGAGCACGGTTCGCACAGCTATATCTCAGCTGGAAAAAGACGGTTGGTTAACCCGCCAGCAGCGTCGTAAAGGCAACCGCAATGCATCGAATGTTTACCAGCTCAATGTTTCGAAATTACAGGCAGCCGCCTTTTCTCACCTGTCAGAATCTGACGCGTCAAAATCTGATGCATCAAAATTCGACCCGTCAAAATTTGATGCGTCGAAAAACAGTAATAATGGCAGTTTTCACCCGTCAGAATCTGGTGGGGATCCGTCAGTAAAATCAACTACTGATCCATCAGATAAAAAACCTAATTGTCAGGTTGCGTCGCAACCCGACACTGCATGTGTCAATCAGGTTGATTTGATAACTGGTCAGGCAGTCTTAATCCTCAACCATCTCAATGACGTTACTGGTAAGACATTCCGCAAGGGGAAAAGCTCCCTGGATAATATTCGCGCCAGACTTCGTGAGAACTTCACACACGATGAGTTGCTGTTGGTTATTGATTACAAGCACGAGCAGTGGAAAGACACGAAATACTACGAACACATGCAGCCTACAACTTTGTTCAGGCCAACGAAGTTCGAAGGATATTTGCAGAACGCGTTGCGCTGGAATAGCAAAGGCCGACCTAAGCGTGAGGACTGGGACGCTGTCCGCAAACAAGATCCATTGAAATTCGGTCAGCCAGACAAAGTCATCCCGGCAGGTTTCAGAGGAGCGAACTCATGAGCCTTCTGAAAGATATTCAAATTTTCATCGCTGAAAACCCTGGGTTAACTAACAAACAGATCGCAGCATCAATGCCCCAGTACGACGTTCACGCTGTTCAGCGCGGTGTATGCCATCTGGTCAAACTGAATCGTGCAACACGCCAGCATAACGGCAAGTGCTACCAGTATTTTGCCAAAGCGCCGGGTGGTGACGTTAGCGAGGGGCGTTCTGCACTGAAAATTAACCGGGCAGATACACCAGCTGTATCGGAACAGGAAGAAGCGCCGAATCCAGCTGTAACTAGGATGATGGATAAGGCTCAAGGCCTGTTTGAAAAAGGGCTCTACCACCGTGCAGCCACAGTTCTTATGGATGCCTTCAACCGCTCTAAGAACGAAGAGCAGCGGATGAAGATACTGATTGAGCGTCAGCGTTGCCTGAGCATGGCGCCGAAAGTGAAAGCACCCTCTGATGCATGGTGTCTGGCTGGCCGAGCGAGGAATGTCTGATGAAATACTCACTGATTTACGCTGACCCAGCCTGGCTCTATGACAACAAAGTCAGTAACGGTGCAGCAGAAGATCACTACGACACGATGAAACTGATCGACATGAAGCGCTTGCCGGTTTGGGACCTGGCTGCCGATGATGCAGTTCTGGCTATGTGGTTCACCGGTACGCACACCCGAGAGGCTATCGAGCTGGCTGAAGCGTGGGGCTTTAAGGTCCGCACGATGAAGGGCTTTACCTGGGTAAAGTTCAATCCACTGGCAGAGCAGCACATCAACAAAGCACTTCAGGCAGGCCGTGTGGAGGATTTTTACGACTTCCTCGACCTGCTGAACGTACAAACACGCATGAACGGCGGGAACTACACCCGAGCCAATACCGAAGACCTGCTAATCGCCACCAGGGGAAATGGACTTGAACGCAAGTGCGCCAGCATCAAGCAGGTTATCTACAGCCCACTTGGTGAGCACAGCCAAAAGCCAGCAGAGGCCCGTTTCCGCCTGGAAAAACTTTACGGTGACGTTCCGCGCATCGAACTATTCAGCCGTTGCGGTGCGCCTGGCTGGGACCACTGGGGAAATCAATCTGAATCACCAGCTGTTGAGCTTATACCGGCAGTTGCCGTTCCCATGAAAAAACAACAGGAGCGCGCCGCATGAAACCTGAATTAACGCCGCGTCAGAATGAAGTGTTTGAAGCTATCAAGGTTCATATCGAAAAGGCAGGCTTCCCACCTACGATGCTGGAGCTTGCCGGATTAATTGGCTGCGCATCACCGAACTCTGCTGTAGCGCACGTGAAGTCACTTAAGAAAAAAGGTTACATCACTGTTGCTCCTGGTGCTGCCAGGGGCATTACCGTCGTCAAAACGGAATGGGATGCAGATCCAGTGACGATTATCAAAGACCTGCTATCCGGTGGAGATAAGGCCAGAGATAACGCTGTTGAATGGCTGAAAAAACAGGGACTGACGTTATGAAACTGGTGCTCCCGTTCCCACCGAGCGTAAACACATACTGGCGAGCCCCAAACAAGGGGCCGTTAAAAGGCCGCCATCTTATCAGCGAGAAGGGCAGGGCATACCAGAGCGCGGCATGTGCAGCGATCATTGAGCAACTGCGTTGCTTACCAAAACCATCATCATCACCAGCTGCGGTGGAGATCCTTCTCTTTCCGCCAGATGCCCGCCGCCGCGACATCGACAACTACAACAAGGCTCTGTTTGATGCGCTTACACATGCTGGCATTTGGGAGGATGACAGCCAAGTGCAGAGAATGCTGGTGGAGTGGGGGCCGAAAGTGCGTGGCGGAAGGGCAGAAATATCGATAACCAGGCATCAAACAACAATGGAGGGAATTGGGTGAGAGCCATACTGACGCCTGAAATTGCGCCGATGTCCGGGGTGGTTCTGTTCCGCCCTGGTACCGAACTGCTCTGGCTATTCCGTCAGGGAAGGGTAGTTATTGAGCCACCATCCGAAGCCATCCAGCATCTGCCATCTGGAATAATCCCTGAAGCCCACCAGCCCCTGACTGACGATGCCAACATGCAGGCTATTTTCGTTAACGAGAGGGTCATTCAGCGAGCTGGTGGATTGAGTAGCCTTGATGCCTGGCTGGAGAGAAAATTTGAATGCCAGTGGCCTCACACTGACTGGCATGCCAGTGACTTTACGGTTATGCGCCACGCTCCGGGGAGCATTCGTCTTTGCTGGTCATGTGATAACCATTTACGTGAGCAAACCACTGAAAGACTGGCAGGATTTGCCATGCAGAACCTGGTAAAATGGCTGCTGGAAAGGGTAAATATTGATTTAGGTTTCAGCCCTGACCACACTCTTTCGCTTCCTGAGTTCTGCTGGTGGATGGTACGGAACGATCTTGCTGACCTTGTTCCTGAATCAGTGGCGAGCAAAGCCCTCAGGATTAAGCCTGAATCGCACACTTCAGTAATGCGGGAAAGCGACATTGTTCCGTCATTACCGGCGACTGAAATCCTCCAGGAGAAGGTTAAAAAGATAGTCTCGGTGAAAGTCGATCCTGAATCACCGGAATCTTTCATGCTGAGGCCAAAGCGCCGCCGCTGGGAGAACGATAAGTACACCCGCTGGGTGAAGTCGCAGCAGTGCAGTTGCTGCAATAACCCGGCAGACGACCCCCACCACCTGATAGGCCACGGGCAGGGCGGAATGGGTACCAAAGCGCACGACCTGTTTGTGATACCGCTGTGCAGAGCACATCACAATGAGTTACACGCTGATCCTGTGGCATTTGAAGCGAAGCACGGCGACCAGTTATCGCTGTTGATTCGGTTTTTAGATCGTGCGCTTGAAATTGGAGTATTAGCATGAACAGTGGAGAAAATATGCGTGATATTCAGATGGTATTAGAGCGTTGGGGTGGATGGGCCGCTAGCGATAGTTCTGGTGTTGATTATTCGCCTATCGCAGCAGGTTTCAAGGGGCTCCTTCCTCAAACAAGTAAAAACCGCCTTTCATGCACTGATGGCGATGGCCTAATTATTGAAGGATGTTTGACTCGGCTAAAAAAGCGTAAGCCGTATGAGCACTCTCTTTTAGTTGCGCATTATCTATATGGCATCTCGAAACGGAAAATTGCGAGAGCTAAAAAGAAGGATGAAAGATTAATACGGATTGAAATACAAATGGCCGAGGGGTTTGTTGATGGATGCCTGTCTATGATTGACATTCGGCTTGAAATGGATATGTAACCAATATTGCCACCATGTAATGGTGGCATTTGATTATTTTTTAATTAGAGGCAAGAATTTTTCAGCACTAACAAATAGTGGTTTATTTAGCGGTTGCAATAACCCCCCATTGCTATAGATGTCAAAAATAAAACGCATCTCTTTTTCATGCTGAAAATCATCTGGTTTAACCATGTGACCTTCTCGTAGCCAATAAACTATATCATTACATTCTTTATAGAGTTTGGCGTTGTCTATAAATATTTTCCTTGGGGTGTACCATATTTTATTGCAATACCATCTTATTTCTAATGGGTGAGTTATATCATTCGTAGTGAAAATTTCCTCACCACTACGTACTCTTTTTGATATTTCATCAAGTATGGAACTAGCTAGCGAATCACCAAAAAGTTTTGTTCTGTCCTTGGGGAAGTACCAGTAATCATCATATTTTTCGAATATGTTCTTGCAAAGATCTGGTTTATCTAGTTCAGATATGCAAAATATGTATCTGTTAAATTTTATTAGTGAAGTGGTAGCATGATATTTTTCTGCATATATGTAATTTTTAAATAATGGATTTGGTTGAAGTTTAACTTCTTTTAACTTAAAACTACTTTGGCTATGAAATACTCTATTTAAATCATGGAATAATGGTAATGGCATATGAAAGTGATTTAAGTCGAAGGATAAATCTATCATCCCTTCTTCCTTATCAGCTATTTGTTGCTCTTCTGTATCTCTATATTCTGTTAAAGTGCCTACTTTTATAGTCTTTCTTTTCCTGATGTTATCTCTTTTGAAGCAACTCTTCACGAGGTACATGGTTGTCTCCCTATGCAAAAAAAAATTATCACAAATGCTAACGCGGTCCGCAATATGTTTGTTATTGTGTTAAGAGTGGTGTCTTTGCCACGGACTTAAAACGATTCATAAACCTCGCTACGGCGGGGTTTTGTCAATTTTAGAGGCTGCCTTCTGGCGGCCTTTTTTGTTTCCCCTCGTTCTGAGAGGACTCACGGCAATAAGAGGGGGCTAAATGTCCGCAGAACCGATATCTGCTACGGCAACTGCTGGTGTTGCTGCCGGAACTACCGGAATCACCTTCGCCACGATGTTTCCAGAAGCTACCCCAGCTGTAATGCTTTGCTCACTTGCTGGGGCCGCTCTTTACGTACTTAGCAGTGAAGATCACAAGCTCTGGAAGCAGATACTGTTTGCGCTTATCTCGTTTATCGGTGGGGTTTACTGCGCCGGAACAGCATCAGAAATCATCGCAGCGCTTATCAATGCGGCATTAAGTCACCTTTCTCCGCCAGTTGCCGTGAAAGTATCTCCAGCCATTGGCGCGCTGGCGGCCTCAACGGTTTCTGTCACCGTCCTGCTTCGCGTTCTCAAGCGCTCGAAGACAGGAGACTTACCCGGATTGAAGGGGGAAGAATGACGTGGCAAACACTGATCCTGAACATTAACGCTGTTGCATGCATCCTGATAACCATACGCTTGATGTTCTTCAGAAAGCGGAGCCTACGCCGCCGCCGTCTGATGGAGTTTCTGGCTTATGGGTTAATCCTCGCACCGGCGTTTACTGCTTTCCGAATCTGGCATGGTGATTACGTGCAGGTTGATTACGGAGAGTTGGTCGTCAATCTCGTTGTCTGCATAGCCGTATGGCGAGCGCGCGGCAACATCGCAAGAATCGCAGGGGAAAGCACAACGTGAACCATTCACAATTTCAAAAGGCGGCTGGTATAAGCGCCGGGTTAGCTGCGCGCTGGTTTCCGCATATCGACGCCGCCATGAAGGAATACGGCATCACCGCACCGCTTGACCAGGCCATGTTTATTGCCCAGATGGGGCATGAAAGCACCAGATTTACCCGGCTGGTGGAGAACCTGAATTACGCGGTTGAAAGCTTAGTGCCGACGTTCGGCAGCCACCGCATCACTCAACAGCAGGCCGCTGCACTTGGCAGAACGGCAACGCAACCAGCAAATCAGAAAGCGATCGCCAATCTGGTATACGGTGGTGAGTGGGGAAAAGAACACCTTGGCAATCAGGTTGCCGGTGATGGCTGGAAATATCGCGGTCGCGGTCTGAAACAGGTTACCGGGCTCAGCAACTATCGCAGTTGTGGCCACGCGTTGAAACTGGACCTTGTTACCCACCCGGACCTGCTTGAACAGGATGAATACGCCGCGCGCTCAGCTGCATGGTTCTATTCGTCTCGCGGTTGCCTGCTTCATTCCGGCGACGTGGAGCGCGTGACGCTTCTTATCAATGGCGGCAGAAACGGGTTGGATAAACGCCGCGCGCTGTTTAACCTAGCGAAATCCGTTCTGGTGTGAGGTGAATGTGGGTATCGAAACGATAATCGGGCTGGTCGCATTAGTTGTTTCCGCTATCGCCGGCGCTTTTGGCCTGGGCCATATTCGCGGCACCAGCAAAGCGGAAGCGAAAGCCGACCAGCAGCGCACCGAAGATAACGCAGCGGCAACGGTCGCAGCAGCCGAACGCCGGGTAGAAGCAACGAAAGAGGCCAGCAATGTACAGCAGACTGTTAACCATATGCCTGGCGACGATGTTGATCGCGAGCTGCGGGACAACTGGACCCGTAAGGGTTGAGGTAGTGGACACGGCTTGCGACTGGGTAAAGCCAATCTACCTGACGGATCACGACATCGACGTTCTTGACCGCCAGACGAAGAAAGACATCCTGGCGCATAACAGAGCGTGGCACGCGAACTGCCAGAAGGAGGACGCTGAATTGAAGTAGCAAAGCGGAAAGACCGCAGTCAGAAGGCAATGCAGCAGTCATGATGCTGCCCCGAGTCGCGTAATGGCGAGCCTGTGTAGTGATGGGTAAGGGTTCATAGAACAGAACAAGCTCCGGTAAAGCAGCGCGAACCGCCAGACGCGCACCGGTTATAAGCGGCGATGAAGCGACAGAAACTCAAGGGCATGAGCGCGGCCACTGCGTGAGTGTGGCTGATGGATCAAGGAACAATAACTAGTTCAACTGATTCGTTTTTTTCATTATTTACAACAATACGGGTAATCACTACTACACTTAAATGCTAAGATTATCCCAACAATGCACTGCTCATTTCTAATGTCAAAGAGTTAAAAGAGATATACTAGGCGAAGCATGGCAATGTATAATCTCCCGATTTTCTTTACCTTGGATTCCTTATGGCTCAGACAGCGTCGATAATCGAACACCTAGCAAGCGAGTTGTTAGATCTTCTTGAACAGGGTGATACTCTCGGTGAGATGGACGCTGCGCGTAAGATGCGTGAGGCTAAAGGCATCGAATCGCCATACTTTAAAATCGTCATTCAGGCACTGATCACAGCAGCCAAGGGTGAACGAGAAGCGGCCGAATCGCAGTTCGAAAGGGCTTTCTCGGATTACCATAGCGCAATAATAGGTATTGGTTACGCTGCATATTTATTTCGCACAAGGAAGTTAAGTGCTTATTTAAATCTATGCTTACGCTTAGTCAATGAGTTTCCATTCGATGCAGATGTGATCGAGAAGTGCCTGCCTATGCTTTATCTTTCTGGTAATGCTGAACAATGTAAAGCCAAAGCAATAATTAGGGCAGGGCATATAAACGATGAGAAGGCTGCGGAGGAGGTTAGGATGGTAGGAGAAAAATGGGCTGCTAGCATAGTTGCGGCTCAGGATGCGTCCGGAGCCTCTGAAGCGGAAATCAAAGAACTATCTCAAACTGTGATGGAAATATTAGAACAATATAAAAGTTATGCTGCTAACTTTTATTTCTATCCCATGGCAAGCGATGGCACAGCTGCGCTAGTTGCAATCACTGATGTGGTTGACCCAAAAAAAGTTGCTGAGATGAATTTTGATTTGGCGATGGCGCTCTCTAGTAATGATGAGCTTCAAGAGTCTAATCTTACTGCCTGGTTCGAACGTGACAAATCAGAAAAAGTAAATAAGGAAGCATAAATGGCTGTAGATGGGCAACAGTTCCTTGATTTTGCTAAAAAAATCTTTCTTTCTGGCGATGAGATTTCGTGCCGTAACTGTATAAGCCGTGCCTATTATGCAATGTATCATGAAGCCAGGGATACTCTAACAGCGGTCCCTAATTTCCAACAAAGTCCGCACGATGGCTTGATAAAATATCTGCGTGGGAATGCCAGTCGTGGTGATGAGCCATTTGAGAAAGGTAAGCTTCGTGCTTTAGCAGCATTGTTAGAGCAACAGAAAGGCAAGAGACATAAAGCTGACTATTATCTTGGCGAGAACATTGACGCTGGAGCAGCGGAAGAAGCGATCTTGTTTGCTGAGAAACTCTTCAAAATTTGTAAAGAAATGAGAAGCGCTCCGCTAAAGTAGCTTATAAATAATTTTTCTTTGATAAGGCCTCGCAATTTGCGGGGCTTTTTTATGCGCATCGCAAGCGTACATCTAAGAAAGTCTTTCAGCTGTGAGCTTGGGCAGACCGTTAACTTTCGGCGGCTTTGCCGTGCGACAGGCTCACGCCTAAAAGGAAAATCAAATGCAGGTCACTATTGATGGTGTTCCATACGCTCCAGCCAGGCCAGCATCGATGTATCCGATATCACCGATGCAATCCTGGAGGACATGAAAGGCTCCGATACGTTCAAAGACTTGATCGAGAACGCGGTGGACAGCAGCTGAAAACTGGCAGAACTGGCTGATGCAATCAAAGAGAACGCAGACGGCCTTGCTGCTGCGGTTGGCTCGAACAAGCAGACCGCTGAAGCAATCATCGGAAACGCGCTGGCTATTGCCGATGTTGTCGTGCGCCAGACAGCCCAACAGGGCGCTAACTCTGCGACATTCGAACAGCTCCGGGAGGTGATCGCTACTGAAACGGAGGCGCGCGTAACGGATGTTACCCGTCTTGAGGCAAAAACTGCGCAGAACGAGGCGGGAGTTACCGAGGTAAGGCAGGCTCTGTCAGATGAAGCTCAGGCAAGGGCTACTGCTGTTGATCAGCTCACTGCGAGCACTCAGGTCATTTCTGATAAAGCTGATTCGGCTTCGAGTAAAGCTGACGCTGCATCAGGTAAGGCAGATGCAGCTGAACAAGCCAGCTCACAAAACACTGCTGATATCACCACGTTGCGACAGGTTGTCACCGACACGACTTCATCAATGGCATCCCGTCTGGAGGAGCTGGGAGCAAGAACCGATACTGCCAGCGGCGGCATCCAGAATAACGCTATCGCGCTAATAACGAGTACGCTGGCGCAGGTTGATCAGCAGGTGAGACTCAGCGCGCAGTACAGTGACAGTAAGGCCAGCATCGATCGTATTGATAATGTTATGGCAAGCGACAGGGAGGCAACAGCGCGTTCGTTGCTGAGTTTGCAGACTGACGTGAACGGCAACAAGGCAGCAATCAACAGCCTGAACCAGACGTTTTCCAATTATCAGCAGGCCACGGCCACGCAGATAAACGGCATTACGGCGACCATCAACGGGCACACTTCAGCGATCACTACCAACGCGCAGGCCATTGCGAACGTCAATGGCGACCTGAAGGCGATGTACAGCATCAAGGTCGGGTTATCCAGCAATGGTCAGTATTATGCGGCAGGGATGGGGATCGGTGTAGAGAATACGCCGTCCGGCATGCAGTCGCAGGTTATCTTCCTGGCTGACCGCTTCGCCGTTACTCACCAGGCCGGAGCCACGGTGACCTTACCGTTCGTTATCCAGAACGGGCAGGTAATTATCAGGGATACGGTAATAGGTGATGCCACTATCACGCGAGCGAAACTTGCTGAAACAATCAGCTCGGTTAACTACGTTCAGAACCAGGCTGGCCTGTCCATAAACTTTAGAACCGGCACGCTTGAGAACTACGGTTCAACCGCGGGAGAAGGGGCCATGAAGCAGACTAATCAAACGATCAGTGTCAAGGATGCCAACAATGTGTTGAGGGTTCAGATCGGGAGAATCACGGGCACATGGTAA